GTCGTCTTACCGTGACAACCCGATGTGGGTAGAGAAGTACCGTCCGCGTAAGATCGAGGACTGCGTACTCCCTCCCGATCTCAAGGCCACCTTCCAGAACTTCGTCGACAACAAGCACGTACCCAATCTCCTCCTGGCCGGCTCAGCCGGTGTCGGTAAGACGACCGTGGCGAAGGCCATGCTCGAGGAGCTCGGGTGCGACTACATCGTCATCAACGGGAGTATGAATGGTAACATCGACACGCTTCGCAACGACATCCTCCAGTTCGCCTCTTCCGTGTCTTTCACAGGCGGGCGAAAGTATGTTATCCTTGACGAGGCTGATTATCTTAACGCAAACTCCACACAGCCAGCCCTCCGTAACTTCATGGAAGAGTACTCCAGGAATTGTGGGTTCATTCTCACATGCAACTTTAAGAACAGAATCATCGAGCCACTACATTCCCGGTGTTCTGTTGTAGAGTTCAAGATCGCCAAGGCTGACATTGCGAAGCTGGCCGGTCAGTTCTTCAAGCGAGTTGAGTCCATCCTCACTGCTGAGGGAGTACAGTACGACAAGGCTGTGGTGGCAGAGGTCGTCAAGAAGCACATTCCTGACTGGCGTCGAGTACTGAACGAGCTTCAGCGCTACTCGGCCACCGGCAAGATCGACGCCGGCATCCTGTCGAGCCTCAGCGACGAGAACTTCAAGAAGCTGATCGCCAGCCTCAAGGCCAAGAACTTCAACGAGATGCGCAAGTGGATCGTGGAGAACGCCGACTCGGATACGACGGTGTTCCGCAAGGTCTACGACCACGCGCACGACATCCTCAAGCCGAGCTCCATCCCGGCGGTCGTCCTCCTCATCGCGGACTACCAGTACAAGGCGGCGTTCGTGGCCGACCATGAGATCAACCTCGCCGCGTTCCTGACCAACCTGATGGTCGAGGCGGAGTGGCTCTGATGTATAAAATGGATTTCCATACGTTCTACCTCGCCAGCCTGACTGTGCTCGCCGTTCTCTTCCTGATGTGGAGGTTCACGTGAGCAACCCGTTCGACTACGTCAAGGACATCCAGCGCGGCAAGAAGGACATCATCCGCAACTCGGAGAACCCTTCCAGGATGGAGGCGGGTTACAATCCCTTCATGGTCAACCGCGCCCTGTCCTTCTACCCGGACTCGATCCTGTACGCCAACGAGATGAACCGTCGCGGCGGACTCGACGGCCTGCTGCAATTTGACTATCTAATAAATACTGTCAGGTCAATGAAGCGAGACCACCAGTGGATCAAGAAGTCGGGTTCTGACTCCGACGCTGAGATGCTCGCAGAGTACTTTGGAATGAGTCCGCAGAAAGTGCATGAAGCCCTCAGAGTCCTCACCAGAGACCAGCTCGACGATATAAGAAAGAGAACCATCAAAGGTGGCACATGAGTGTAGTAGATTCCCTAGTTGAGGTCAGGCTGAAGAACGCCGAGGACTTCTTGAAGATCAAGGAGACGCTGTCCAGGATCGGCGTCGCGTCCAAGAAGGACAAGACCCTATACCAGTCCTGTCACATCCTCCACAAGCAGGGAAAGTACTACATCACCCACTTCAAGGAGCTGTTCTTGCTGGACGGCAAGAGCTCCGACTTCGACGAGGGCGACAGGGGCAGGCGAAACACGATCGTCAAGCTCCTCGAAGAGTGGGGACTGCTGGAGGTCATCTCCAAGGACAAGATCGTGGAGCCCCAGGCCGCCCTCTCCCAGATCAAGATCATCGCCTTCAAGGAGAAGGACGAGTGGACCCTGGTTCCAAAGTACACGATCGGCAAGAAGAGGACCGTTTGAGTACCTATACCTTCTGTGCATAGCTAGAATTTCATCCGACCTATATACTTACGTACGAGGGAGCGCCGAAAGGGCTCCCTCTTAATTTGCTCGCTTAAAAGGAGAGAACTATGTTCAAGCAGCTATCCAACGCCTTCCTGTTCATGGGAGAGTCGGCGGACGATCCGGTCGTCCGAATGGTGGAAGTCGAGTACACCAAGGAGTTCAACTTCCTCAGGAAGAACCTGGGACGTCGTCCGACCCGCCAAGAGGTCAAGCACCTGCTGAGTCGCTAAGCCATTGATCTTATTGGACTCCGTCTAAGTTGTTGATCTTATTGGGCTTTCTCTAAGCCGTTGATTTCCTTGGCTTTTCCCTAAGTTATTGATTTGATTGGACTAAAAAAAGTGGGCTTCTGGCTCACTTTTTTATGTACTTTTTAGTAGATCCATGGTAGATTTAATCATAATCAAGGAACGGAACGACATGAACATCTACACCCGTCAGATCATGGAACTCCTCGACATCGAGCTTCCCATGGCCCTCATGGTCCAAGAGATCATGGAACGGTCCGACCTGGACTTCTCGGAGTGCACCGACCGTCAGTTCCGTCGCTGCGCGGCCGAGGCCTACAACATCTACATGAACGAAGAAGAGACCTACTGAAAATAGCGGTTGACATTTTTCACAGAATGTCGTAGAATGTCTATATGATGAAAACAGGAAACCAGACGATGACCGAACTCACTTTTGAACGTGCCGTGGAAATCATGAAGTCCTTTTCTTCCACTGGCAACCTCCTCGATGGCCTCGAGTACGTCGACGAGATCATGCGTGACATCGCTGCCGAGCGTGCCTGGAATGATGATCTCTCTCCGCTCGAGAAGGCGGCTTTCCGCCTCGTCGTCCGCAAGATGCGTCCCCTCTTCGTCTAAGGAGTAGAACATGAAGAGCTCTCTTATCCTGATCACCATGATCGGTCTCACCATCCTGGTGGCACTCAACGTCATCGACAGCGCGGCCATGTCGGCCTGCCAGGAGAAGCACTCCTACGACACCTGCTTCCAGCTCCTCAATCGCTAAAATAGCGGTTGACATATTTCACGGACTGTGATAGAATAGTCTATATGATGAACAAGGACACACACATGAAGATCGACCAGTTCACCCGCACCAACCTCTCCGTCATCCGCGCCGAGCTCGACGAGGCCATGGCCGTGATCGCCAAGAAGCACGGCATCACCCTCCAGGCCGGTTCTATCCGGTTCTCGGCCGGTGAGGCCAAGATCGGGGTCGTGGCTCGAGTCACCGAGAGCCAGATCGTCTCCGACATGTTCGCCCTCGAGATGGAGAAGATCTACAAGCTCCGGGCCAACGTCGTGATCAACGGCAAGAAGCTCGTTCGCTATGATCGTAAGAAGATCAAGTACCCCTTCATCTATCAGGGCAGCGACGGCAAGAACTACAAGTGCTCCTACGAGCTGGCCAAGGTTTTCTTTGGTTGACAATTTTCCCTGAACAGGGTATTCTATCGATTATGAGGGTTGTGAGTGACCTGCAGCTGACGCCGGCGGATCCTTCGAGATCGGGCACGAATCCTGGGAACTCTCTTCTAATTTTGTGGTTGACACTTTCTGGTCAACCGAGTATAATGTGGCTACAGTGAACAGACAAGGATACATCATGACCAACGCAGCTGACACCAAGACCTACGCCCACGGCGACAAGAAGCGCATCGCCATCCAGATCATCGAGGAGAACGTCGACAAGGACTTCTTCGAGGTGGCCAACCTGATCTCGATCGCCATCGACGTCAACAAGTACTCGGCCCGCTCCTACTACAAGTACATGATCAAGAACGGCTGGGTCAAGAACGTGCCGGCCGACGCCACTCCCTGGAAGACCTCCAAGGAGAACCGCAAGGCGGCCAAGGCCTCCACCGCGAAGCCGAAGGCTCCCAAGGCCGTCAAGGAGTTCGCCAAGAAGGACGTGCCGGTCAAGACCGCGATGAACGAGGCGGCCGATGAGCAGGTGATGACCATGGAGAAGCCGGCGACGGCGATGATCCGTGACTTCATCAAGAAGCAGAAGGCGGCCCGTCAGGCCTAACAGGAGAAAAAACATCGCGGACGGTTGACATTTTATCGTCCGCGATGTATAAATAAAAGCATGAACAAAACGTATCAACATACATCGGCACAGCCGATTCGCTTCGAAGGTCGCCAGTACAACTGGGTCGATCGTATGAGGTCCTGCATGGTGTGATGCCAAGTCACATCGCCTAGTAAGCGGGACCTCAGAGCTGGAAAGTTCTGGGGTCCTTTGTTTTTGGAGGGTGACGTGGCAGTTCACTTCGTGGGTTTCAGGGGAGACGAGTACGCTCGAGCTCTCCGCGTCTTCGGTACGCCGGACTTCATCCACCGTGGATGGGACCTGCGAGCCCAGCGAGAGATCGCACCGTATGACGTCGTCGTCTTCGCTGCCGGGTCGTTCGATCAGGTTCCCAGGCGACAGTCCTTCAACGACCTCGATGAAAAGACGTGTTGACATATTTTGTCGCGCAGTGTATAAGGTAAGAATACGGAGCTCGGCCGATACCGAGCGAACTCGACCGGTACGTGGACTCTTTGAGCGTACAAGTGGTTTCCGGCGAGATCATTCTTACTCTTTTCGTCTGTGGTTACTATCGGTGGCCAACGTGACAGGCGTAGTGTGGTGTAAGGCAGCACAGGGCCCTCTGACGGCCCTAGGTTTGGGTTTCGAAGTCCCATCTCTATGCGTAACCACAGACGAAAAGAGTGATCATGGACCGGTAGCATAACGGTAGTGCACCAGACTCTTAATCTGCAAGGTGTGGATTCGACTTCCACCCGGTCCTCCAATTAGAGCGTAGTGTGGGTGGTAGGGCCAACTGTAATAGGGAAACCCCGAGTAGCAACGCGCGCAAAAATACATTACGCTCTAACTCTATATGGCCCATTGGTGTAATGGTAACACGCGTCTCTGTCTAAGACGTGTCAGCGGATCGTAACCGCTATGGGTCGCCAGTTATAACGGAGTGTAGCGCAGTCTGGTAGCGCATCTGCTTTGGGAGCAGAGGGTCCTGGGTTCGAATCCTAGTACTCCGACCATTGATAAGTTGTGGGTATACTCCACAGGCCACACTGCCGCTTAGGTAGCACCGGTCTTCCAAGCTAGGAACCCTCACCAATTCGTATTATGAATGCACTAGAGTTGTCTTGTCTCACACCGGCACAAGACAGAAAGGTGACAGCGGGCGCTTCACATCCCGCCGGTGCATTCATAACTTTTTTGGTTCCACTGGCGTATTAGTGCGCACGAGAAGTCCGAGACGCGAGAGCGGGGTAGGCATCACATGCTCGGAAGCGGTGCAACTCCGCGGGGACCACCATCATTCGCGAGCAGTGGGATTTGACGCCCACGGAATGCCGACAGCAGGCGTAGCGACCTGTCGCGATCTAGTCGCTGGACTACTATAGAGACGGACGGTGCACTCTGTCTCTTGTTGCGTACCAGTAGAGGCGCCGCGCACCCCTCTATAAAAACGCGGATGCTATTTAATCGCTGGACTACTACGGAGCGGTCGCTGCAGTCTGCTCCCGTGTCTACCAGTCGAGCACCCTTCTCGTTAAACAGGGACACAATGTCGGTCGGGGAAGATGGTAATCCGCAGGTCTCCAAAACCTTGAGAACTCAGTTCGATTCTGAGGACCTTCGCCAACAAGCAGTAGCGTCTGCTGAACCTCATATACGTTGCGACTAACGTGACAACGGGTATGAGAAAACAAAACGTGACCGACCGTTGTTCCGTGGCGGTATAGCAAGTCGGCCCACCGTATGGGGGCTGGGTTTTGATGCTAACGGAAGCAAGTTAGAAGAGAGGGTAGTGGTCCGCTAAACCACGAGAACATTCTGTGTGATAGCGCACGCAGCATTAAGTATCCATAGCCGGTCTCCGTTAAGAGCGGGCGGCTAGTGCGGAGCTTCTCTTCTTCTTATTAACAGGATGGGAATATGCAAGTATCTGAGATCATGCGGGGACTCGATGACGGCTCTCTGCACCTAGTGCACGATGCCAACACGTTCGAGCCGTTCTATAGCGCCGTCGACGCGTATGAGCGGCGTCGAGTCCCCGATGAAGTGTTCGCTTGGTATGAGATCGTGAGATCCTATCACTTCAACAGATTCTTGTTTAACAGGTTAATGGGCTCGTAGTATAATGGGTATTACCTCCGGTTTGCACCCGGATGAATGGAGTTCGATTCTCCACGG